AGAGCTTTTTGCATCAATGCTTGATGAGTCATATAAAAATACTAAAAGGGCAGATGGAGAAATGACTAAGAAGTCTTTTAGCCCAAGCTCTTTAGGTTATGGTCATGGAACATGCCCTAGGTATTGGTATATGGCTTTTTCAGGTGCTGTATTTATTGACAATAATGATGCAGTTGCAGTTGCAAACATGGCTCAGGGAACTCAAGCTCATGAGAGACTTCAAAACTTAATTAAAACTATGCCGCAATGGATTGCAGAAGAAGAAGAAATCGTTAACGAATATCCACCAATCCGTGGGTTCATTGATCTAATAATGGAATATGACAATGAAACAGTAATTGGTGAAATAAAGACTGCAAAGCAAGAGGTATGGGATACAAGGCAGGCAGAGATGAGCCCATCGCCAAACCACTTGCTTCAACTATTAACATACATGAAGCTTAAGAATGCTAAAGAAGGATTTTTTCTGTATGAGAATAAAAATACTCAAGAGATACTAATAATTCCAGTATCAATGAACGAGAGAAATACAAAGATTATTGAGGATACATTCCTTTGGATGAGGGAAGTATGGGATAATTTTAAAGACGGTGATCTGCCAATGAAGCCAGAAGGTGCAACAAAAACCAAGATGCCGTGTACTTACTGCCCAATTAAAAAGGAATGCTACTCAAAGGATACACCCACTGGAACGGTTCAAATAGAAAGATTTAAGGTTCCTTCATAATGATATGCGCTAATTTAAATTGCACTAATGGTAAAGAGTTTACTCCAAAAACTCATAATCAAAAGTATTGTTCAGATGATTGTTGCAGAGTTGCAACTAATAAAAAAATTATGGAAAAGTACTACGAAAAAAAAGCGATTAGATCTGGACAAAAAAGATATTGTAAGTCATGCAGGGCCCCTCTAAGTAGGTATAACACTCTAAGCATATGCTCTAAATGTGAAAAAAATAATTCTAAGTCTGATAGAAATAAAATATTGAGGATGATAAATGACGCTGGCGAAGCTCTCTAGAACTAAGGCAAGCAGAGTTCTAGGTATAGATGCATCAACATCTTCTGTTGCCTTTTGCCTTATTGAAGGAGATAAGCCAGTAAAGTGGGGAAAGATTAATCTAGTAGGCAATGATATATATGAAAAAATTTACAATGCTAAGACTAGAGTCGCAATAATGCTAGATGAATTAAAGAGTGATTATATTGCAATAGAGGGTGCCATACTTGTCAGATCACCTGATGCTGTGATAAAATTGTCATATGTTTATGGTGTTGTTATTGCTGAGCTTATGTCTACGGGCGCTTCAGTTATTACTATATCTCCTAGCTCTTGGCAAGCGCATATTGGGAACAAGAATCCCACTAAGGAAGAGAAGGCGTCAATACGCCTAGCAAATCCAGGATACGCAGACTCATGGTATAAAAACCAGTTACGAAACATGCGTAAGCAAAGAACAGCAGATTATTTTAATAAAAAGTATGGTCTATCGGTAGAAGATTTTGATGTAGCTGATGCATTTGGCATCGCCTATTATGCTAGAGAGGTCTTGACAAATAAATGACAGATACATGGGATAATGGAAGCGAGCAAGAGAATTTTGTTCTAGACTTGCTTGGAAACAAAAATGGAGGATACTATGTTGAGCTTGGGGCCTTTCATTCAAAAAATGGAAGCAATACCAATAAGTTAGAAAGTAAATTTGATTGGAAGGGAGTTTCTTTTGAAATAAAAGAAGACCTTAGAAAAGAGTTTAATGAAAATAGATCCAACCCATGCATGGGAGATGCACTAGACTTTAATTATATTTCTTATTTTGAAGAAAATGATTTTCCAAAACAAATAGATTATTTGCAGATTGATATAGATTCTGGATATAGAAAAAGTGGAAGGCCAGATGGAAGTGCTTATACAAGCTTGCATGGACTATTGGCAGTGCCATTAAATTCATATAGGTTTACAGCTATTACCTTTGAGCACGATGCAAACATGTATTGGAGAAATGATGTAATGAGAGACGTTCAGAGAGAAATACTTGACTCCCTAGGCTACTCATTAGTTGTTAGAACTGAATCAGAAGATTGGTGGGTAGACCCAAAGGTAATTGGATTAGAAGAATATAGAAAGCATTTTAGGTGGGACCATCTGTGAAATTGTACAAGAATAAAGAATGGCTTTATAGAAGGTATGTAGTTCAAAAAAAGACTATGGAAAATATAGCACAAGAATGTGGCGTAACCGTTATGACCATATATAGAGCTTTAAAAGAAAAGGGATTAATAAAATGAATCCAACACCAGTTTTTGAAGATTCAAAAGTGTTTAAGTATGACGACCTTTATTTGCTTACAGTTGGAACTGAAGCAGGCCATGAAATTTTAACAACCTGTCTTGATATAGCTCACATGCTAATTAAAAAGAATATATCGTATGGAAATTCAGCCCTAGATCCAGTTCGTATATTTTCAAAGGCGGGACCAAAAGAGCAGCTATACGTTAGAATTGATGATAAATTAAATAGACTTATTAAGGGTGAAGAATACCCAGGAGATAATGATATTGATGATCTAATTGGATATCTAATATTGCTAAAGGTAGCTAAGGAATTTGCTATTTCAGTCGACTAGAAGTATAATATAGATATATGGAAATTGAATTAGCTGATCATTTTGATCGCATGAATATGGTAGTTGAAGAACTTCTTAAGGGAAGCACTCCAACTCAAATTGCTACAACTACTGGACTCAAAAGATCAGAGGTTTTAGAGCATATTGATGAATGGAAAGAAGTTGTGAGAAACGACTCTGGTGCTCGTGACAAAGCAAAAGAAGCTATATCTGCAGCTGACCAACACTATGCAATGCTTATAAGAGAAGCACACGAACTTGCAAAAGAAGCCAAGATGCAGGGACAACTTAGCGTACAGGGAACGGCTATTAAATTAGCTTTAGACATACAGACAAAAAAGGTTGCAATGCTTCAAGACGTTGGTCTGCTTGAAAACAATGAGATTGCTTCTCAAATAGCAGAGTCAGAAAGAAAACAAGAACTGCTTGTAAAAATATTAAAAGAAGTAACTGCAACTTGCCCAAAATGTAAGCTAGAAGTTGCAAAACGTTTATCTCAAATTACTGGAATTGTTGAGCCAATAGAGATTATTGAGGAAGTCAGTGGAATTTGATTTTAATGATCTCATTGATATCTTGGATGGCGAAGAGTTTGATGAAAGACCAGTCGATTTAAGAACTTTTGTAACTGACAAGAATTACTTAGGTCTACCTGATCTGTCAGAGCATCAGTATACTCTTATTGAAAAGTCATCTCAGATATACAAAGAGTCTACATTAATAAAATTATTTGGTGAAAAAGAAGGATCTATAAGATTCAAGCAAACAGCCAATGAAGTTGTTGCTCAATTAGGTAAGGGCAGTGGAAAAGATTATTGCTCTACCATATCAGTTGCATATATAGTATATTTACTATTATGCTTAAGAGACCCAGCGTCATATTATGGAAAGCCACCTGGAGACTCAATAGATATTATTAACATTGCTATTAACGCTCAGCAGGCAAACAATGTATTCTTTAAAGGATTTAAGAACAGGGTTATCCACTCACCCTGGTTTACTGGTAAGTATTTTGAAAAAGCATCAGAGATTAAGTTTGATAAAAATGTTACAGTGTATTCTGGACACTCAGAAAGAGAAGCCTTCGAGGGATATAACGTATTGGTTGCGGTGCTCGATGAAATTTCTGGATTTGCACTAGATAGCACAAGCGGTCATGATCAAGCAAAAACAGGAAGCGGGATATATGATATGTACAGGGCATCTGTAGATTCTCGTTTTCCAGATTATGGCAAGGTAATACTTCTTTCTTTCCCAAGATTTAAAAATGATTATATTCAGCAAAGGTATGACGACATTATATCTGAAAAAGAAGTCATATCTAGGTCACATAGGTTTAAGTTAGACCCAGATTTGCCAGAGAACACAGTAGGCAACGAGTTTGATATATTTTGGGATGAAGACCAAATAATTTCTTATAAGTATCCTAGAGTATATGCAATTCGTAGACCAACATGGGAAGTTAATCCGACAAGAAGTATTGAGGATTTTAAAATTGCTTTCTATAGAGATGTTACTGATGCGCTAGGAAGATTTGCATGCATGCCACCAGAAGCAATAGATGCCTTCTTTAAGTCTCGTGAAAAGATTGAAATGGCCTTTAACGATCTTTCTGTAGCGGTAGATAGCTTTGGAAGATTTGAAGAGTGGTTCTTGCCAAAAGATGACACAGAATATTTTATACATGTTGACTTAGCTCAAAAGCATGACCATTGTGCTGTGTCTATGGCTCACATTGAAAAGTTTGTTAGTGTTAAGGTTACTGACACATATTCTCAGCCAGCACCAATTGTTAAAGTGGATGCCGTTATGTATTGGACTCCTACTTCAGACAAGTCGGTTGACTTTAGCGAAGTAAGAGACTACATATTGTCTTTAAGATCAAGAGGGTTTAATATTAGGGTGTGTACATTTGACAGATGGAACTCCCACGACATGATGCAACAGCTGAAGCAATATGGAATTAACACGGAAACTTTATCTGTAGCTAAAAAACATTACGATGATATGGCCATGGTTGTTCTGGAAGAAAGATTAAATGGGCCACACATACCTCTCCTTGTCGATGAATTGCTGGAGCTAAGAATTATGAGAGATAAGGTCGACCACCCTAGAAAAGGTTCTAAGGACTTAGCTGATGCAGTCTGTGGATCCATCTACAATGCAATTAGTTTAACTAGAGCAGCATTTGGCGATATAGAGGTACACGACTATTCATCTGTTAAGAAACAATATAGAGAGTCTTTAGTCGTAGATAGTCCTAATCTAATTAGGGCACCATCTCCTATGCCAAGAGATCTTTCTGATGCATTAAGTGGAATGGAAATACTATGAGTATATATCAAGAAAAAGCTAAAGAATGTAAGTGCTGCAGCAAGCACGTTCCTTTGCCAACAAGATTAAAGGATTACGAGGGTACCCTTGTATGCCCAACGACATTTGACAACATTCATGAGTATAAAAGAGTTTGGTCTGATATTGGCAAGAGACCGCCTGGCAGCATAAGAAAACATTTTTCCGAATATGTTCAGGGCATAGTCGAACAAAATTTTAATAAAAAGGTGGATACCAGTGAATGATTTTGAAGAAGATGAAGAGTTTATATTATCAAAGATTCAACACTACATGGAGATAGGCGCCATACGAATTGCTGGTTTTACGGATGATGGAGAAGCTATCTTTGAGTTAAATGAATCTACAACTAAAGAATTGGCTCCAGAGTTATGGAAACGGCACGAAGAGTATGTAGACGAAGAGCTTTTAAGATTAATGGATTCAGATTTAATGCAGGTAGAATATGATGAAAACCTTAAGGCTACTTTAAATTTTACTCCAGAAGGTTTTGAGCAGGCTAAAGAAAAAGGAATAATTCCACTACAAGATTTAGAAGAATTTGGATACCTAGACTTTGATGAAGATTAAGATACAGTATTTTATATATATTATTTTTAAAAAAATTAAATCAATCTTTATAAAAAAGAATAATAAAGATAAGTTTATATACTAATGATTATATTAGGAATAAATGAAACATCTCACGACGCATCTGTATCTTTAATTAAAGATGGAGAGGTACTGTTTGCTGGACATGCAGAAAGATATAGTAAAAAGAAAAATGATTGGTATAATAATAATGAGATAATTTTAGATGCATTGAATTATGGAACACCAGATGCAATTGCATACTACGAAAAGCCATTACTGAAAAGGTCCAGAATTCTTATTCATGGAGGAGCAGGAGACTGGAAGCCAAACTTCCCAATGAATATACCAGTACATTACTTTAAGCACCATTACTCTCATGCAGCATCTGGATATTACACAAGCTCATTTAATGATGCATGCATAGTTGTTTTAGATTCAATTGGAGAGTACAACACTTCAACAGTGTGGGTGGGCCAAGGAGAAAAGATTAGACTTAAGTACAAACAAAACTACCCAGTAAGTTTTGGTCTATTCTACTCCGCATTCACACAACTGCTTGGGCTTATGCCAAACCAAGAAGAATACATTATGATGGGCATGGCTGGATACGGTGATTGGAAAAGGTATTATAAAAAAGTAGACGAATATTTCCCAAGTTATGATAAACAAAAATATAATTTTCATAAAGGAATTACTGATTGGGGATGGATTTCAGAACAAGATAAATTTGATATTGCAGCAGCAGTTCAAATTGTATATGAACAAAGACTAAATGAATTTATGCGTATGGCAAAAAGAATTACTGGTAAAAATAATTTAGTATTTATGGGAGGTTGTGCCTTAAACTCTTCTGCAAACTCTCTACTGTGGAATATATTCGATATGATATGGATAATGCCAAACCCAGGAGACGCTGGAAGTTCTTTGGGTGCAGCAGCAGCACTATATGGAAAGCATCTTAATTGGAAAGGTCCTTACCTGGGCCACGACTTGGCAGGAGAATATCCTGTTCAACAAATTGTTGACGGTATATTAAAAGATGGAATTGTAGCAGTAGCATCAGGTAGAGCTGAGTATGGTCCAAGAGCTTTAGGAAATAGAAGTATATTGGCAGATCCAAGAGATCCGTTAATTAAAGATAAAGTTAATGTAATAAAGCAAAGAGAGATGTTTAGACCATTTGCACCAGTAGTACTATCTGAGCATGCCTCTAAATGGTTTGATATGGATTTTGAAAGCCCTTACATGCAGTATACAGTTAAGTGCCTGCAGCCAGAAAAAATTCCTTCTGTAGTACATGTTGACGGTACATCAAGAGTACAGACTGTTACAAAAGATCAACACCCTGGTTTATATAGAGTATTGAATAAGTTTTATTTACAAACTGGTGTTCCAGTATTATTAAATACTAGTTTAAATATTAAAGGACAGCCTCTCATAAATGATATGAAGGATGTCCTTGACTGGCAGGCACATTACGGTTATAATATACTAACAAGCGGCAGTAGCTTAGTTGGTTAAAGCCCCGAACTCATAATTCGGTAATCGTAGGTTCGAGTCCTACCTGCCGCACACCTTTGTAGCTCAGCGGAAGAGCAACAGACTTCTAATCTGTAGGTCGCTGGTTCGATCCCAGCCAGGGGTACGTTCCTATAGCTCAGCTGGTAGAGCAGCAGACTTTTAATCTGCGGGTCGATGGTTCGATACCATCTGGGGACACTAATTATTTTAAAAATATAAAGGAGATGTTGTGAAAAATAAAATGGGGTTTTGTCCAATTGATCTTGAATACCACCCAAACGATCCAGACAGAACACTTTTTGATTTAAATTCCTATGGATATAGGACAAAAGAATTTATTTTTAATGAAGACCTGCTAGCATTAGGTTGCTCCCAAACGTTTGGTTGGGGGGTAGACAAAGAGCAGTCTTGGCCAGAAATAATTTCAAACAAGTTTAGCATTTCAGTAACCAACCTATCAATCCCAGGAGATAGTGTAATGGGGCAGGTACTAAGGGCGTTTGAATACTTTAAAATTTATGGAAACCCTAAAAAAATTGTAGGTGTTTTCCCAATAGATAGAATACTATTTCCATCTTCTACCGAAAACCCACATCAGATTGACACGTGGGATTTGCACGGGAACAAGACTCCAGATAGATTTTCTGAAATACCTCATACACCAGATAAGGTTTTTAACGTAGAGGTTTGTCAAATTCAAAACTATATGTTTATAAGCATGCTGGAGCAGTACTGCCGATCAAATAATATAGCATTCTTTTATACATTTTGGGACATGCACCGCCCCGAAGGATCTAAGATAGATTTTGTTGAAATTTCTGGCTCAGATGTATTTTTGCCAGTAGAATGGAAAAATTTATCTTTTTGCAAATACCTTAAAGAAAATTCAAAATCTTATTTTGATCCAGTGAGTCTTCAAATGGAAGCAAAATACCCAAAGGTTCCGACACAAACGTGTCATGAAGATTTTATGAATTTTAAAAATTTTTATTATGCTTCTGATGCCACCCACAGCTTTGGTGGGCATTTTAGCTTCCACGAGCATTTACATTATTCAGATAAAATTGCAGATATTTTAGGTCTAAATGGCTAATGAATATAGTATGACCCCCTATTGAAAATAATGGTAGAATGTAGTATAATATTAAAGACAGAATTAATTTTATAAAATATATTATTTTTTATACCTATAGGAGACCCAGTCATGCTAAATTTTAATAAAGTATATATAGATCCAGAAATCTATTATGTTGAAAATTTTATATCCCAAGAAGAGGTAGACATAATTTTAGCATCCACCTTTGAATGGATTAAGACTAATGAAGATGGCAATGGTGCC